GCGACCTCTGCAAGTCAAAATCTAGTAATACCTTTGGGCACTACTAAAGAATACACAGGTCCAGTTTCGGGAACGCTTACAGTCACAAATTCGAACTATACTCCTACACCGTTAAGTACGAATAATACTTTTACGATTTTTGATTCTGCACCTACATATTCGATTCTTATGAACCCTGCAGTTGGTGGTGAAGGTGATACTGTAACATTTAAACTAGCTGGCAGAAACATTCAAGACAGCACTTTCTATTTTTATATCGACAATGTAACAACTAACGATTTAGATTTTCTTGGTGGGCGACCAAAAAACACCAGCAGGGAAGCAGTCTCGGTTGTTAACGATTCTGGTACGACTAATTCAATTACTTTTGCTGACAGTGGTGAAGTTGTAGATCAAAACTTCATTGCTTACATGTACAATGCAGCATCTGGTGGATCGATGCTTGCGTCGCAGCAATTTACGATTGCGGGCATTACTTATACACTTACACCAAATACAAGTTCTGTTAACGAAGGTGGTACAGTAACGTTTACGTTTATTGGACCAGACGGAACTTATTATTATTGGCTTGAAGGACAAAGGCTACCAGGACAGACTCAGCTTTTCTCACAAGGCGATTTTACTAGTGGTTTTGCAAATATAAACAGTCGTTTGTCATTTAACGTAACGGGAGGTAGTGGATCTTTTTCAGTAACACTCGCAAATGATATTCGATCTGAAGGTACAGAAGCTTTCATCGCAAGCGTGTCAAGAGAAAGCCCGACAAGCGGAGCTATAGCTGTTTCGCCACAGATTACAATTAATGATACTTCTAAGCAAGAATATACGATGACGATTTCAAACATTCTTGAAGGTGACGATTTGCTTGTTAATGTAGCATCAAATGCGGGACCTTCAGAGCCTTTGTTTTATGAAATTTCTGGGGCGGCTGCGGCTAAATTCAGTTCAACACAAATTTATAGTTTGTATACTGGAGCTCAGACTTCGTTTACTGTAAATCTTGGAACCTCGACAACAAACTTAGCTTTTGATGGTGTGTTGTCTGGTACTGTAACACTGTCGCGCGGTGGTTATGTTGGAAGCGGCGGTACACTAATCAACACAGCAAACTTTACTTTAAGTGATCTTGCTCCTACATTTACGCTTGCTGCAAGCACAACTACACCAAACGAAGGTGGTACTATTACTTGGACTATAGGCGGCTCAAGTATTCAAGACGGCACTTATTATTATAGAGTGTCTGATGTTAAAAGAGCGTCAGTATCTTCGGCTGTTTCATCTGGAACTTCTGTCATTAATCTTGCAAGCACAGCTGGAATTACAGTTGGCATGGCATGCGATAATGCTTCAGTGCCTGGGACTGTCACAGGTGTTTGGGATACTCAGGTCACAATGAGTTCATCAGTCACATCTACGATAGGCGCAGGAACAATTCTGAATTTTGCGAATCAATCAGTGTTTGATGATTTTACAAGTGGCTATGCAGGATCAGTCAGTGTGACATCGAATGCAGGTGCTTTCAACACCGTGACTGCAATTAACGCAGACACTAAGAACGATGCGTATACAATGGGATTATACACCACATCGACCGGTGCTTCGTCTGTAGCGTCTGTAGGATTCACAACAACAGATGCAACGCCAGCTTCGACAGTTAATATTCTTATCGATGCTGGTAAAGACTTTGTTCATGATATTAATCCTGATCCACCTGCGTATGATGCGGGCGTGGCAAGATCAATCATCAGATTTGAAAACGATGGTAAAGTATATGCTATCGGAAGCGAAAATCCGGGGGGCGGTGATCGCAGCAGGGGTGAGTTGATTGGGACTTGGGTGTCTAGTGGACCGGTTGGTAACTTTAACATATCAGCACAAGTCGTTTCAGGACCTACACCAAAAGGCACGTTTATTGGTTCTACAGGAACACAGCTGTCTCTGTCGTCGAACAGAGGTTGGTATCTTGAAGTACCAGCGCCGACATCTGGTAGCAATGAAGGAACGTTAAGAGTTGACATTACAATTACAGACGTAGAAGATCCTTCGAATACAGATACACAACGCTTTGAGCTATATGCCGTTGCGAATGCTTTGCCTGTAACAGCAACTGTTGATCCGCCTCCTCCAGGCTCAAGTAGTCAGCTTGACATAGACTGCTTTACAGAAAATTCTTTTGTGACGTTAGCTGATGGAACTAAAAAAGAAATTCGATTGATTGAAGTCGGTGATAAAGTACTTGGCGCAGATAAGTCGATCAATGAGGTTACGCGCAATCATTTTATTGAAAAGACTTCTGCTTTGTATGGCTGGGGCAGCACAGTACCTTTTGTGACTGGCGCTCATCCATTCTTAACAACACAAGGTTGGAAATGTTTTAATTTAGAAGCAGGGCGTAAACTACATCCTGAGCTTGATCTGACAGAAATACAAAAAAACGATAAATTAATTGTTTGGAATGGAACAGAATATACGACTTCAACAGTTCAAAATATTGCCATTGAAATCAAAAACGTTAAAATCAATAGCTTGAGTGTGACAGGCAATGACACTTACATTGCGAATGGATTTGTTGTTCACAACAAATAACGGTTAGTATAAATAACAGTATGAAAGATGATGATCCAAATATCAAGTCAGACTACGACTATTCTCGCGCAACCTATTACGAACTAATAGACAAGGGAAGAGAGTCGCTTGATCTGATGATTGAAGTCGCTCGTGAATCCGAGCATCCTCGCGCGTTCGAAGTTCTTTCGAACATGATTAAGAATATCTCAGACGTTAATGATAAGCTTATGGAGCTTAACAAGAAGACGCGAGAAGTTACTCAACACGAAAAGAAACAAGACCAAAAGGCAATCACCAATAACAATGTGTTTATTGGCAGCACTACTGACTTGCAAAGATTATTAATGAAACATGATAATGAAAAGGTGATTGATGTTAGCCCTGCGGATGAATGATCAAAGACATTACTTAGGCAACATTAATGTAAAAGCGGACGGTGTTCAACAGCAATGGACTGAACACGAAGTTCGTGAGTATGCGAAGTGTATGCGCGATCCTGCATATTTTGCAAGAAATTATGTAAAGATTATATCACTTGACAATGGTCTTGTCAACTTCAATTTGTATCCTTATCAAGAGAAGATGTTCGATCACTTTAATGGTAATCGATTTTCTATTATTCTTGCTTGTCGTCAGTCTGGTAAATCTATTTCGTCTGTCGTCTATCTTCTTTGGTATGCAATCTTTCATCCCGAAAAAACTATCGCCGTGTTAGCAAACAAAGGCGCAACTGCTAGGGAGATGCTTGCTCGTGTTACGTTGGCTTTGGAAAATTTACCCTTCTTTTTACAACCGGGCTGTAGGGCTCTTAACAAAGGTAGTATTGAGTTTTCAAATAATTCTCGGATCATTGCTGCTGCTACTTCTGGTAGCTCTATTCGGGGCATGTCTGTTAACTTACTATTTCTTGATGAGTTTGCTTTTGTTGAGCGAGCAAGTGAATTCTATACTTCGACGTATCCCGTTATATCAGCGGGTAAAGACACCAAAGTTATTATCACATCTACAGCGAACGGAATAGGTAATACTTTTCACAAGATTTGGGAAGGTGCAGTTCAGAAGACAAATGAATACAAAGCGTTTACTGTCAATTGGTGGGACGTGCCTGGGCGTGACGATGAGTGGAAGCGTCAGACAATTGCAAACACTTCGCAGATGCAGTTCGACCAAGAATTTGGAAACACATTCTTTGGTACAGGCGACACTTTGATCAATGCAGAAACACTGCTTGATTTAAGAGCGAAGCCACCTAAAAAAATGCTTGAAGGTGGTGACGTAAAAATCTACGAAGAGACCAAAGAGAAACATGAATATCTCATGATGGTCGACGTAGCGAAAGGAAGAGGACAGGACTATTCGACATTTAATGTCATCGATATATCCGAGCGCCCGTTTAGACAGGTCGCAGTATATCGAAATAACCGTATCTCTCCAATACTCTTCCCTGATATTATCTATAAGTTTGCGAAAGTCTATAATAACGCATATGTGGTCATTGAGTCAAATGATCAAGGTTCTGTGGTCTGTAATGGTTTGTATTACGACCTTGAATACGAAAATGTCCATGTCGAATCTGCTGTCAAAGCAAACGCAATTGGGATTGAAATGAATCGCAAAGTCAAGCGTCTTGGATGCTCGGGTATTAAAGACTTGCTTGAAGAAAGAAAGCTTGACATTTGTGACGAGCAGACGATTCTAGAAGTATCTACGTTTGTCTCAAAGGGGCAATCGTATGAGGCGAGCGATGGTAACCATGACGACTTGATGATGAATCTGGTCATGCTTGGTTATTTTATATCGACTCAAATGTTTGCTGACATGACAGACATCAATCTAAAACAAATGATGTTCGAAAATAAAATGCGAGAGATCGAAGAAGCAATCGTGCCTTTTGGCTTTGTCGATGATGGCAGTGAAGCGATAAGAGAAATCGAAGAGAAAGACAAAATGAAATACGAACCGTGGCAAATATGGGAAGATGTGTACTGAAAACGCGCATTTTATAAATAAATAATGTGAATCTTCCGTATTATGTTCTCTTATCATATGTTAACGAAAAAAGGACACGACCATGGCACTAATACCATCCGAGTCTCCCAACATTATCGTAAAGGAATTCGATCTGTCAGGTGTTGTGCCGGCAGTGACAACCACTACGGGCGCGTTGGTAGGAGACTTTAATTGGGGTCCTGTTGAACAGCCTATTCGTATAGGTAACGAAGCAGAGCTTGTTTCAACTTTTGGATCCCCTTCTACAGATTCTGCAGCAGATGTCTCTGACTTCCTGTCTGCGGCTATGTTCCTCAAATATTCTGGCAGTTCTTTTGTCACTCGCGTAATTGGTGATTCTGACACCAATGCGTGTGCTGCTGGATCTGCACCTGTTGTCAAGAATCTTGATAACTGGAACGCTCAAACTCTGACATCCAACAAGGTTGTTGCTAAGTATCCTGGCACTCTTGGAAACAGCATTAAAGTTTCTATCTGCCCTCACTCTAGTAGCGACAGCGCATTTGACAACTGGACTGTTGACGGTGTGAATATGTCTGCACTCTTTGATGGTGCACCATCAACATCTTCTTATGTGTCTGCGCTTAGCTCTGCTACAGCATACGACGAAGTTCACGCAGTTGTTTACGATGAAGACGGTAAAATCACAGGTACTCCTGGCACGATTCTAGAAACATTTCCTTACCTGTCTCTCGCAACTGATGCGAAAAAAGCAGATGGTTCTACAAACTACATTTTGGATGTTCTGAACAATCAATCTGATTATGTTTGGGGAGCTAGTCTCGCGACTGAGTTTACGGGCATTACTGGAGCTGCTTCTTTTAATGGGCCTGGTTCTACAAATGTTCAAAACTACTCGCTGGGCGGTGGTGTGCATGTTGCACTTGATGTTGGCGATTATCAGACTGGTTTTGATCTGTATGACGATCCTGACAATATTCAAGTTGACTTTCTAATTGCGCCCGGGCTACAAGATAGCGCTGATCAAACAACAATAGTCAACTATCTTGCTACAATCGCTAGCACTCAAAGAAAAGACTGCGTGGTAGTAGCATCGCCTTCTCGTGACATTGTCGTGAATGAGACAAATACTAATACCCTTGTGACAAACACGAAGACATGGGCTAGCACAGTAAATTCTTCTTCATATGTTATTCTAGACAATAATTACATTAAAGTCTATGATAAGTATAGAGACCAATATGTGTTTATCCCTGCTGCTGCCGCAACTGCTGGTATTATGGCTGCTTCTGACAACAGTAGCGCACCATGGTTCTCGCCTGCAGGTCAGCGTCGTGGGCAATACTTCGGTGTGACTTCGCTTGCGTACAATGCTTCTAAGTCTCAAAGAGACACACTGTACAAAGCAGGGGTCAACCCGATTGTGAATCTGCCTGGTCAGGGTATTCTTCTGTTCGGTGACAAGACTAAGCTTGGTCGCCCATCTGCATTTGATCGCATCAACGTTCGTCGCCTGTTCTTGGTAATGGAACGCGCAATCAAAGCAGCTGCACAGAATGTTATGTTCGAATTCAATGATGAATTCACAAGAGCAGAGTTCGTTAACATTGTCGAGCCTTTCTTGAGAGAGATTAAGGGTCGTCGCGGTATCACTGATTTCCGTGTTGTGTGTGATGAAACAAATAACACACCGGATATCATTGATAACAATCAGTTTGTCGCTTCGGTCTTCGTGAAGCCTGCACGTTCTATCAACTACGTTACTCTGAACTTCGTAGCGGTTAGAACTGGCGTAGACTTCGATGAAGTCGTCGGGATTGTTTAAGCGCACAGGAGTATAAGAAATGGCATTACTAGGAATTGATGATTTTAAATCAAAGCTGAGAGGTGGTGGTGCGCGCCCGAACATGTTCAAGGCGACCATCAACTTTCCAGCATATGCGGGGGGCGATGTCGAATTGACATCGTTCCTTTGCAAAACTGCTCAGCTTCCGCAATCTCAGACTAACTCTTTTCCAGTACCGTTCCGCGGTCGTGAACTGAAAGTAGCTGGTGATCGCACGTTCGAAGATTGGACAGTCACTATCATTAACGATACTGACTTCCAAGTTCGTGATGCGATGGAGCGCTGGATGAACGGTATCAATGCTCACGCAGCAAATACCGGTCTGACAAATCCAATTGATTATCAAGCAGACTTGCTTGTCGATCAACTGGATCGTGACGAGTCCGTAATCAAGCGTTACACTTTCAGAGGTGCATTCCCGACCACTGTTGGTACTATCGCTCTTGACTATGACACTCGTGATCAGATCGAAGTTTTTGATGTTACGTTTGCCTACCAGTATTGGGAAAGCAATACGACATCTTAAGGTCGGTCTAAATACTGAGGAGTCTTCACGGGCTCCTCAGTATATTTTTTAGGGAAAATCATGGCAGAATACGATAATGGTATAAGACTCTTTGGTTTTGAAATCAAAAGAGCAAAGAAAAATGATAAGGGCAAACAGGAGCTCCAATCTGTCGTGCCTCCAACTGACCCAGATGGTTCTGGATATGTCACTGCGACAGCCGGTCACTTTGGGCAGTATATTAATATGGAAGGTGATGAGGCGAAAGACAACCATCATCTAATTTCGCGTTATCGTGGTGTTGCAATGCATCCCGAAGTCGATATGGCTATCGACGAAATTGTAAACGAAACTATCTCGGCTTCTGAACTTCAGTCATCTGTAGAAATTTCTCTTGATGATATTGAAGCAGGTGATAAAATTAAAGATCAAATTCGTGACGAATTTGAAAACATTGTAGGTATGCTTCGCTTTAACGAAATTGGTCACGAAATTTTTAGATCGTGGTATGTTGACGGAAGAATCTATCATCATCTTCTTGTTAACGAAACAAACCCCAAAGCGGGTATTCAAGAAATTCGTAACATTGATTCTGTCAAGATTCGCAAAGTTCGTCAAGTCAAGTACAAGAAAGATCCTCAAACTGGTGTGAAGATTGTTGACAGTGTTGATGAGTATTATATCTACGAAGACAAGCCTGGTCAGACACAGACAGGTGTTAAGCTATCGAACGATTCAATTAGCTATGTAACTTCTGGTCTTCTAGACGA